GCGTTTTGTAGAAGCTAAGGGTACATTGCTTCTTCTAATCCGTAATCGCTGGTACCGGGACAATTATGTCCATATGCGCGCTACCTCGTAAGGTCCAAACGTCTTCCTTCTGGCCATGTTTTCTCTCTTCACGGTGGGTTGCCGGGTTTTCCAATGCTCCCAGTTTTCCTTCTGGGGGACTACTAAGCCGTCTCTGGCTCCTTTTTCTCTTGGTTTTGCCCAAGTGTCGTTGAGTTCACGACAAACGCTTACATTTTTGCTCTGGTTCAACTAAATACTGAACAGAATCAATGTTTCTTTCCGGATCAATTACAGGTTTCGACCACAAAGGGTCGGGTAAGCTCTGGTAGTAATTTTCAACCAGTTTTTGCTCTGACGGTGTAATGTCATGAGCAAAGTAAAAGCTTATCCTCTCCTTCATAGTCGGTTCCCGTTGCTTATAGGTCATACCTTCTATCAGCTCCTGGCGATACTTATAGTAATAATCGCCCATACGAGGAGTCCATGGTGTGGCTCCTCTGCCCATCCAGGTATAAAATTGTTGGAAAATGGGTGTTCCGCCTGACATGGCTAAACCACATCCTGCTATCGCTCCCAACTGTTTACGATATACTTTCTTGGATCCCAACATTTTCGCTGAGATCACATCGCTATACAATCTTTTGCTGGGGCGCGGTGTTAACACGTATCCCAAATCCTCATTAAATACCGGACGAGCCTGACAAAATTCAACCTCCTCAAGTGTGTGATACACTCCGTCGAATTCCATAGTAATACCCATCCGCAAAAACCATTCCTTCAATCCACTGGTGAACGCTTTCAAGCGCCTTTTCTCCATAATGATGACACAGTCGTCGCCATCATTTAAGAGGGAAATCTTGCCCAACATATTCTTATCTTCAAAATATGAATACATTAGACTACACATGATAATAACATTTCCTAAACTGGTGTTCATATCGCCTGACATACGGCATCCATTTACCTTATACTGTAATATGCCATCAATACCCAAGTACACACCTTTATTCTTGAGCTGGGCTGAGAGTAAAGTATTTAAGTTGGGAAGGTCAACCTCTTCGCCTGTCGACCACATTCTGTATATGTTGTGTTCATGTTCTAACAACAACGTAT